ATCACCCAGATAATTTGCAAATTTTGACTGCTACTGAAAATATCCGTAAAGGAAACAAATTATTATGAAAATCGGAATTTTTACGGACAGCCATTTCGGTGCGAGGAAAGGTTCAAAACTTTTTCACGACTATTTTGAGCAATTTTATAAAAATGTATTTTTCCCAACCTTAGAAAAGGAAGAAATCACTACGGTGCTTCATCTTGGAGATGCCTTTGATAGTCGTAAGTCAATTGATTATCAGAGTTTGGAATGGACAAAAAGAGTTGTATTAGATCCTCTTTTAAAATATGATGTACACATGCTCGTTGGAAATCACGATGCTTATTATAAAAATACTAATAGTGTAAACTCTCCCTCCCTTTTACTTCAAAATTATTCAAATATAAAAACTTATAGTGATCCTGAAGTTATTAAAATTGGAAACTTAAATGTTCTTCTGATTCCTTGGATTTGTGCAGACAATGAAGAAAAAACTTTACGTCTAATCAAAAAGAGTGGGTGTAAAGTTGCTATGGGGCACTTGGAATTGAATGGATTTCAAGCTTATCGTGGGCATATAATGGATGATGGAATGGATTCTATTGTATTTGATAATTTTACAAAGGTATTTTCTGGGCACTATCATACTCGTTCAAATAATGGTACTGTATTTTATCTTGGAAATCCTTATGAGATTTTTTGGAATGATGTAAATGATACTCGTGGATTTCATATCTTTGATACTGAAACTCTTGAGCACACTCCAGTAAACAATCCATATAAAATGTATTGTATAATTTATTATGATGATGATAATTATCAAACTTTTGATACTCGTGAGTATGAAAATAAAATTGTAAAAGTAATAGTTCGTAAGAAATCAAATACTAAAAAATTTGAAAAGTTTATTGATAAACTTTATACCTCAAATGTATCTGAACTTAAAATTGTTGAAAACCTTCAAATTGAAGAAAATGAAAACTTTGAGACATATGAGTCAGAAGATACTCTTTCTATTTTAAATCGATATGTTGAAGAATCTGAAATATCTCTTGATAAATCAATCGTTCAAAAAATGCTTCATGAAATTTATCGCGAAGCATGTGAAATAATTTAGATATGTTTTTACTAACAATAATGGGAAGAGAAAGAGAGGGTGCATATTCTGTTATGAATGAATATGGTGAAAAAATTCTATACCTCTTTGAAGAAGAAGATGATGCTGAAAGATATGCTATGATGCTTGAAGAAGATGGTCATCCAGAAATGCATTTAATTGAAATTGAAAATGATATTATGTTACAAACTTGCAATTTAAATGACTATAAGTATACTATTATTACTTCAAATGATATTGTAATTCCTCCAAATTATTAATAATGATTACATTTAAGACCATAAAATGGCGCAATTTTCTTTCTACTGGACAGCATTTCACGGAGATAGATTTCACTAAAAATAAAACTAATTTAATTATTGGTACAAATGGTGCTGGTAAGTCAACAATATTGGATGCTCTTTGTTTTTCTTTATTTGGTCGTAGTTTTAGAAAAATTAATAAACCACAACTTATCAATACAGTCAACGAAAAGGATTGTATCGTTGAAGTTGAATTTTTAATTGGAACATCAGAATGGAAAGTGATTCGTGGAATCAAACCAAACATCTTCGAAATTTATTGTAATGATAAAGTTATAGACCAAGTTTCTGCCTCAAATGATCAACAGAAATGGTTAGAGCAGACAGTTCTTAAGATGAATTATAAGTCATTTACACAGATTGTAATATTAGGGTCAAGTGCTTTTGTTCCTTTCATGCAACTTCCTACATCACATCGTAGAGAAGTGATTGAAGATTTATTGGATATAAAAATATTTTCTTCAATGAATACTGTAATTAAAGAAAAGATTCGTAAGATTCGTGATGAAGTAAAAACTTTAGAACTTAAAAAAGAATCTCTTTTTGATAAAGTTGAAATGCAAAAAAACTTTATTGAAGAACTTGAGAATCGTGGAAATGCCAATATAAATGCCAATAAAGAAAAGATTGCCAATTTAGATTCTGAAGTTGTTGATTGTATAAAAGAGAATACTTTAATGGAAGAAGATGTTCTTAAAAATATAAAAAAACAAGAAGAAGTTGCTGGTGCATCTGATAAACTCAAAAAACTTGGAACATTAAAGGGTAAAATATCACAAAAAGTATCAACAATTACTGTTGAACATAAATTTTTTAATGAAAATACGGTATGCCCTACATGTACACAGGAGATTGATGAAGAGTTTAGAATAAATAAAATTAATGATGCTCAAAATAAGGCCAAGGATTTACAATCTGGTTATAAAGAACTAGAGGTAGCAATCAAAGAAGAAGAAGATCGAGAGCATCAATTTATAACACTTTCAAAAGAGATTACAAAACTTACACATGAAGTTTCTAGGAACAATACTAAAATCTCTGGATGCCAAAGGCAAATCAGAGATCTTGAAAATGAAATTCAAAAACTTACCAATCAACTTAAAAACAGAAATTCTGAACATGAAAAATTAGAATCATTTCAAGAGAGTCTTCATAATACTTATGATGAATTAGCAATCAAAAAAGATTCTATTAATTACTATGATTTTTCTTATGGTCTTTTGAAAGACGGTGGAGTTAAATCTAAAATAATTAAGAAGTATCTTCCTCTAATAAATCAGCAAGTCAATCGTTATTTACAGATGATGGACTTTTATATAAACTTTACTCTTGATGAAGAGTTTAATGAAACTGTTCAATCTCCAATTCATGAAGATTTCTCATATGCTTCTTTTAGTGAAGGTGAAAAACAACGTATAGATTTGGCATTACTCTTTACTTGGAGAGAAGTCGCACGAATGAAAAATTCTGTGAACTGTAATTTGATGATACTTGATGAGATTTTTGATAGTTCTTTAGATTCTTCTGGAACAGAAGAGTTTCTCAAAATTATTCAATTCGTAGTAAAAGATGCTAATATTTTTGTTATCTCTCATAAGGCAGGACTGGAAGACCGATTTGAGAGTGTCATAAGATTTGAAAAAATTAAAGGATTTAGTAGGATTGCATCATGATAGACGTTATTGATAATGGTTTTGTTGGTAATACAGTTCATCAAAATTTAAAAGATAAAATTGAATGTAAATTATTTGATATTGATTTCAAACTTCCTGTTGACGAATCTGAATCAAACTGATATGATAAGAGGAGGTAAATATTCCTCTTCTTTGTTCCTTTGTGTGAAAAATTATGACTGAAAATTTTGAATCAAATTATGAAAGTTTTATTCCAGAAAAACCTCCTGTGGTAACATTTGGTTCTACTGACTATATTACTGGAAGTCATCTTCCTGGTGGAATGGGAGAAGATCATATTTCTTTTAACACGAATAATTACTGGGAAGATGATGGGTTTAGTTTGACTGGAAATCCATTCGTTCCTTTTTCTTCTTCTGATAATGTTGTTCTAAATCCACCAAAAACAAAAAATAATCTTTGGAAATATAATGAAGAACAAATTTTAAAAGACATCGAAGATTATGTAATCAGTACATACGGAAGTCATTACTGCGGACAAAATCAAGAGTATAAAGATATTCAAACAATTGATTTGATGGCAGCAAAGGATCTAGCACAAGATTTTTGTCAGGCAAATATACTCAAATATGGAAGTCGCTATGGCGATAAAGATGGGCGAAGCAAACGTGACTTGATGAAAGTAATTCACTATGCTATGCTACTACTTCACTTTGATGGTCATTATACTCGCAAGGATAATGGACTTTCTGAATTCAAATAATAATGAAACTGCGAAATCAAATTATGAAACTCTCTGACAAAACTCTGTCTTTACTAAAAAACTTCTCTGGTATTAATCAATCTATTCTCTTCAAGGAAGGTAGTTCTTTGAGAACGATTAGTGTAATGAAAAACATACTTGCTGAGGCAACGATTACTGAAACCTTTCCAAAAGACTTTGGAATCTATGATCTAAATCAATTTTTGAATGGTCTTAATCTTCACCAAACACCTGAACTTGATTTTGAGAATGATAAGTATGTAATGATACGTGAGGGTAAATCAAGGTCAAAGTATTTCTTTGCTGACCCAAGTGTGATTGTAATACCACCAGATAAAGAGATTGTTCTTCCAAGTGAGGATGTATGCTTCGTATTAAATACTCAGCAGTTAGATAAGTTACTTAAGGCTGCTGCGATTTATCAACTCCCAGATTTATCTGCTGTTGG